GTGGGAACTGTTGGCTTTGCCGTTGAGTTTGGTGTTCATCTCGCTTTCGGTGTAGTACCGGTCATCATGGGTGTGGCTTGCGTTCGCCTTCCCATTCAGCTTGGTGTTCATCTCGCTTTCGGTGTAATACCGATCGTCATGGGTATGGCTGGACGCCGCCTTGCCGTCCAGGAGGCCTTTCAGTACCTTGCCCTGATTTGCGCTCAGACTCTGATTGGTGGCCGTGCTGGTCAGGTTGTCCTGTACCCCGCGCCAGGTGTTGGTGTCCGTGAACTTTGCATCCGCAGGCACGCTTTTGCCCAGCGTGTAGGTCATAGCGACCGGCACACCATCCTTGAAGTATACGCCCTGCGTAGCAGAACCCGCGTTCGTGTTCAGTTTGTTGGCTGAGTTTGCCGCACCGCCCGCGCTGGACGAACCAGCGTAGTTGTGGGTATGGCTGGCCGCTGCAAAGTCGCCCACATTCTTTGCCGCAGCCGTGCCGAGGGCAGGAAAGTCTGTGATGTCCGACTTTGTGTGCTTATGCCCTGCGGTCGGCAGTCCCTGCAGCTTTTGGTCGATCTCAGCTTCCGTATAATACCGGTCATCATGGGTATGGTCAGTCGGCGTAAAAGCAGTCGGCTTGCCGCTGATGCTGTCCCATGCCGGCGCTGCCACGTCAGAAAACTTGGCGTCCACTTCGCTTTTGGCGTAATACAGGTCATCATGAGAGTGTTCCGCATCCGCCTTGCCGCCAAGCTTCGTATCCATTTCAGCTTCTGTATAATACCGGTCATCATGGGTATGGCCGGTGTCCGCTTTCCCCGCAATGGCGCTGTTCACCTGCTCTTTGGTGAAGTATCGCCCGTCATGGTCATGCCCACTGTCAGCCTTGGTCGAGAGCTTCTCATTGACCTGTGTTCCATTTTGAAGATCGGTGTCGTTCTCCAGCTGAGATGTCTTCGTCGGCACGCTGAAATTCACCGCCTTGTTTCCGTCCACAGCCAGCTGAATGCCGTTCACCAGGATCTTCTCGATGATATTCGGCTGTCCTCCGGCTCTTTCGAGGCTCTGCACCCGTGCCGTCAGGGCGGCAAAATCAGTCACGACCTTCATGCCAAAAGCTTCCAGCTGGCTGAGCTTTGCAGATATCACTTCTCCCGCCATTTGTCATCCCTCCCCGAAAACACGAACCATCATAGCCTCGAATTCGGCATCGGTCGCAGCTCGGGTCGAGATGCTGCCGCCGCTGGTCACGTTCATGCCGTCGCCTATCTTGACCAGACCCAGTTTGTCCCGGGTAGCAGGGGTGTTGACCGGCTCTTCCTTCTTGATGAGCGCTACGATGACGTCGATGTTCGCCGTCGGCTTCCGCACGGCATAAAAGCGCACATGACCATCATAGGTCTCTATCATGCTGGCCAGCCCTGCCGGAGAAGCCGCCTCGAAGTTCTCGAGAGCAGTGGTCCCCAGCGGAGTCAGAGTCGAAAGGCATCCCGGCACTTCCACATCGCAGTAATACTGGTTCGGCCCGATGGCAGACTCCATTTTGACCCAGTCGCGGACGGGCAGGGTCAGTTCGTAAGAAGTCGTCCCCACCCCAAAAATCGTCAGCACTAGCTCGATGTCCTTCGTCGGCACCCGGATAGCAAAAAGCCGGAGCGCGCCATTTCGCGTCTCGACCGCATTCGCCAGCCCTGCCGCCACCGCTGCCGCATAGCTTTCCAGCCCGGTCGAACAGAATGGTGAATGTCTCTCCGTCAGGTCGGGGACTGTGATGTCGCAATAGTATTGGTATGGCCCCTTGACAGGAGAAAGTTTCTTCCAGCTGCCCTTCAGAGCCGTCAGGTCATAGGTCTTGTAATAGCCGCCACTATACTCCGATTTGGCTTCTGCAATGACGTTTTTCGCCTTGTCCGAATATCGCTTTGCCGAATCCTCGCTGCTTTTGGCATTCGTCTCGCTCTTCTTTGCGGCTGCGGCGCTTGCGGCAGATTCGCTTGCGCTCTTTGCGGAAGCATCCGCACTTGCCTCGCTCCGGTTCGCACTGGCTTCCGACTGGCTGGCCGATGCTTTCGATTCTGCCGCGCTCTTCTTTGACTCTGCGGCGCTTTTCGCCGAGGCGTCTGCACTGTTCTTCGAATCTGAGGCCAGTTCTTTCATCCGCTCGATGCCCAGCCGCACCATCTCGATCACGGCCTCCATCGACCGTGCGATGTACTCGCGCACCTCCACGCCGTAGATGGCCTTCCGGACGCCCTTTACTTCCTCTTTCAGCAATGCGAGCACTTCATCGTAGGTCATTTTCCTCCTCCTTTCACTTGCTTTTTAAGGTCAGCTCGTCTCGCTTATCTCGTTGACGTGTCCAACCAGACCGTTCAGAGCATCTTTCAGCCGGCTGACTACCGCGGTAAGGCTGTCAAATCGCCTTGAGAGCTTCTTGCTCGTCAGTCCGAAGGTGAACTCTTTACTGTTGACTGCATCCAGCGGCAGTTTTACTTTCGTGCAGACCATCCACCGGTCAATATCATGGGGGGTCGAGAGTATCCGGGTGCTCAGCAGGAATCCCAGCTTGTCCACATTCTCACCTGCATCTCGCCGGTCAAAGGCCTTGATGGTCAGCGCCGGCTCGACGACCTGCTTGTAGTTGTCCAGCTCCTCCAATGCCGCTTTGTAGAGGGAATCTTCTGTCGAAGCCTGCCCGTCCACATAGATGTGCCGCGAGTTCAGTCCGTAGGCCAGAATGGAAAAATCATTTTTAGCGCTTTTGGAGATGGACTCGTAGGTCGTCTTGGAGAATATCCACCAGCCTTTTTTCACTTTTTGTATGCCGTGTGCCGTGACGCTGTTCACAAGTTCCGATGTCCTCTTTTCCTCGAAAGACATATCCAACATGTTCACGCCGTATTCAATGGTCTGTTCGGTGCGCGGGACATCCTCTTCCTTCAGGTAGTCGTAGTAGAAAAAATAATCTTCTGTACCCGGGTCATTTGCAAGCCTCAGGCGCAGGTATCCGTCTCTTCCTTTTTTGTGCTCCAGCAGATATGTCGTCAGGATGCTCCAGTAGCTTCCGACCTGTGTACCGCTTTCCTCCGTGCTGATGCTCTTGCTGTCCACAGTCACGTGCCCCCGCTCCATGCAGTTCACGGGGCTGTATCCCTTATCGCTCTGGTTCGGGCGCATCATCAGCTCGAGGATGCTCCCGGAGCTGCTTGTCGTCTGGTAACTCCCGGCGTCCAGCTTCGTCTGCATCCGCGACAGCTCGTCCAGAACGCCGTCGGCAGTGACTTCGAGGTCGAGCTCGAATTGTTTTTCAATACCTGTTACCCGGCCAAAGAAGATACACTCTTCGTCCTCTTCCACCATGACCCAGGTCTGGCCCAGAAGAAAATTGCTGTAATACGGATTTTTTATGGTTCCGAAACGGGTCTCCACCTGGTAAGGCACCAGGCAGCTGAATGTACCCGCCGCCTTGTTTTCCAGTTCCACTTCTGGTTCAGCGAGGATGCCGTCTGTTTCTTCTCCTTCAATCGAATCTCCGTAGGAGTCATAGACAAGCACTTTTTCGGTCCAGTGGAAGCGGGCTGTCTGTGTACCCAGTGAGTTTTTGAAGTCCACTGCCACTCTTCCGGCGTATACTTTGTATCTCATATCGTTCTGCCCTCTGTAGTAGCACACTATAAAAATGCCGGCCTGTATTCCACGCTCACCATGACGGCCTCGTCAGCCTGTACCACGACTGTCCGTCCGCTTCTGTTCAGTGTAGCGTCCATCGTGCCGATGTTCACGGTCTTTTCCGGTGTCAGCACCGCACCGTCGCCGGCATAAAAGCTCATCGTTCCGCCAAACCATGTCCGGATGCCGGTTCCCTCTTTCAGCTCTGTGCTTCCGGCTTTGAGCTGAACATAACTGCTCTCATTCGGTTTTTCTTCACCGTCGTGGGTGACGGTGCCAAGCAGCCGGATGCTATCATTTCCAACGAGAAATCCCTCTGTCTCGCCCGTGAGCACGAACTCGTAGCTCGTGTTTGGCTCGAGTGCAGCTTTCATCGCTCCTCCGACGGTCACAGTCTTGCCATAATAGTCATTGACCATGCCTTTCCACACGACAGCCGCAAGCAAAACAGTGCTTCCTTTTCGTCTTACCCCAAGTGTCACGGTGAGCTTGCTGTTCCATACACTGCCGATGAAATTTCCAGCCATGAGTGCTACAGGCATCTTTACCTCTTCCAGCGAAAGTCGGTGCTGACGTGTCTGGAAGAAGTATACGAGTTCTGTGCTCTCGATGCCTTCCGTGGCGTCTATGTCTGTGGCGAAATCCTCGGTGATAAGGGTGTAGTTTCCTCCATTTACGTCTCCGAGCATTGCCGCTGCCTTTCCGCTGCTGGTCACAAAGACTGCCGAAGGCTTGTCCGAGTCCACCAGCGTGAAAGTTTTTTCTTCGCCAGCCTTTATCGCCACATTCTTCATCTGCGGCGTTGCAAGGTCTGTCTCAAAGCAGAAAGGGTCCCACAGCCAGTCGCCGTTCGGCTCTTTCACGAGATATTTGAACGGGTACAGTCGGTATTGCAGGGTGATTTTTGCGTGGTCGTACTGATACGACGGCTTTCCGCTCACCCATACCCTGCCGATGTAGTACACCAGCGGCTCGTCGTCCAGGATGACTTTCGTCCGGAACGGCGCTTTCATCTCCGCCAGCAGTTTCTGCTGGATGTCCCGGTATGCCATATCGCCGACAGGGCCGTAGAAACCATGCTCTTCCTGATACCGTTCCGTGTCCAGATAAAACTGCCAGCTTCCTTCCCGGTCGTTGAACACCGGATACCCTGTCAGGCTGTGAGAAAGGTCTGCCGTTCCGTTCAGTCCCTCGATGTCGAGGGTCATGGTCTTTTCGGTCGGGGCCTGTACGATGGGGCGGCATACCGGTATCAGATAAAGGTCTTTCCATGTGTGGATGCTTCCTATCGTTATCCCGTGCGGCATATCCATATTCTCAACCTCCCCTCTGTAGCAGCGCACTACTGTTTCCGTCCAGACAAGACTTCCTTCGTCCACTCGTAACTTGCCCGACATGCCAGGCGCTCTTTCAAAAATCTTTTCGTAAACTGTAATGCCCTGCTGCAAAAATACAGCAGAGCACTGCGCTTTACGAAACTTCGGGCGGGGCAAGGCTGTATGAGATAGTCACTTTTATCTGCCCGTTCTGGTCTGCGGAGTAGCCGCTCACCCAGCATCGCCCCTTATAAGTCTTTATGTTCCCCTTTCCGTCCGGCACATCCACCAGCACCCGCCGGCCCTGTAAACAGTGGAGCAGGGTGTGATAGGTCGAGGTCCATGTGCTGGCTGTCGTCATGTACCGGTCGGCGTCCTTCGGGATATTCATCCGGATGTAGCAGTCCCAGAACGTGTGGCTCTGGTCATCTGCGACATAATAGAACTCCCAGCTGCCCTCCGCATTCCCGAAAACCCGGTCTTTCAGAGGGGTACGCTCGATGGTACCGTGCCACGGAGCGGCATCCAGTGTCGTTATCTTCTCGTCGAAAGGCTCGATGAGAAGCGGCCCGGCAGGCACAAGGTTCAGCTCTCCTGTCCGGATGACCTTCACGGGTGCATCGGCGGGGATATGGAACACGAGGCTCGTGAATCCGTCGGCCCATTCCGGCACAACAGTCTGAAGGATGCTCACGCCTTACCACCCTTTCTCGATGATGTCGCCCACGGCGTCGTTGATGTCGCTCTTTATCTCGCCGACAAGTTTGTGGCTGTTCATCACGACTTTCATGCCCTTCACGGACTCTGCCACCTTGTCGATGCGTCCGCCGAGGGCAGTAACGGCCTCCACCACTTCCCGGTACGTCTGGGTCTGTGCGGGGGCAGTTTCATATCCATTTTGATTTCTCGAGGAAGTCTCGGCCCTGCGTGCCATCCGTCCGGTCACAGTCGCCGCCATGCTGATGGTTCCTTTCCGGTCTGCAAAGGCGCTGTTCAGCCACGCGCTGCTCCTCGACGCATCCGAAAGGTCTACCACCGGGGTGATGCTGGGATGGTTGTCAGTCGAGAGATAATCTGCAATGGCGTTTGTCGTCGCAAGCGCACTACGGATGACAGCTCCGCCCACTTCGTCCATGCCCTTTTCTGCTTCGCCTTCGGTAGAGACGATACCTCTGGTCAGGCCTTCGACGACGTATTCACCGATACCGGCCATGACCTTAGAGGGCGAGTGGATGCCAAGGATATGCTTGAATCCGCTGATGATGGCATAAGCAGGGCTCAGAGCCACTTTCAGGCCAAATTTGGCAACGGATTTCACGCCGGTGGCAAGGCCTCTCATTAGGTTTCCGCCGATGCTCTTCATGCCGTCCCAGAGTCCCGAAGCCTTCTCCTTGATCCAGCTCCATGCGTTTCCGACGGCTTCCTTCACCTTGTCCCAGTTCTTAACCACAGCAGTACCCACGGCGACCGTTCCTGCGATGACAGCAGCAGCCAGCAGACCATGCGGGCCGAGACTTGCCGCGATTTTGGCAATGCCGCCTCCCACTGTCCCGAGGATGCCGGCCGCCTTCGTGCCTACGGTTGTCACAGCCTTACCCGCCAGCCCCAGCGCATTCGCTGCGGTTTTCGCGCCGACAGCGGCCCCTTTTGCGCTCGTGCCGACGCCTCCAAGCACCGGGATGATCTTTGCCGCTCCGCTGGCTCCTGCGGCCGCTTTCGACGCTCCGCCCAGAAAGCTCTTCGCGGCGGATACAGCGCCCTTGAGCCACTGCCATATGTTCGAGAGGAAGCCGCCTGAGCTTCCGCTTCCGCCGAGGTCGATGCTTCCAAAAAGCTTCGTCAGCAGTTGTGCGAACATCCCGTTTCCGCTGAAGGCATTCTTCAGCGCGGTGCTGATGGCTTTGGTCAGGGTCTGGCCAAAGTCCGTGCCAACTACGTCGAGCACCGCAGTCAGCCCACTTGCAACCGCACTGGCCCAGTCTCCGCTCATGGCGGCAACGACGGTGTTGGTAGCAGCGGCCACGGTCTCGCTGGCTCCGTCCTTCATATAGAGGCCGAACAGGTCAGAGAATCCCTGTACCAGCTTCGGGTTCATCTTCTTGGCCACCGCCATGAATCCATTTTGAATAGGCTTCCAGTTCTGGGCGATGGCGTCACCGAACTGCATCATGGCCTTCTTCGTGGCGTCGCTCACGTTGAGAGCGTCTGCCAGATTTCCCACATAGTCCGCAAAGGTCGAGCGGGTCTCCATCATGTCCTCGTAAGCGGCCATGACAGTCTCATCGTAGCGGTTGCCTCCGGCCTGTTCGAGGGCAGTCTGGTACTTCTGCTGCATGGCCGTGACCTTGCTCATCTGCCATCTCATGCTGGTCAGTGCGCTGTTCACGCCCATCAGGGCCGTCATGGTACCCTGCGTTGCCGCTCTCCGTGCCTCGATGCTGCCCTCGCCGTACTGCTCCACCGCGCTGGCATAGGCGTCTTCCCGCCCTCTGAGGTCGCCATCGTTGTAGAGCTTGTCCAGCAGGTTCATCCGCTTCTGCACCATGGAGATGCGGCTGTCATAGAAACTCGAAAGGTCGTCAAATGCCGCAAGCTGCGCCTTGTCCAGCTCGTTTTCCAGCTCCAGCTGTTCCTGCCGCGCTTCCAGATAGTCCCGGTAAGCCTGCTGGGTCACAAGGCTTGCTTCGCCGAGGGCATCCTTCGTTTCCACCCAAGCCTTTTCCGCGAGGGCGGTCTTCTCGCTCTGGATGGCCAGACGCTTGTTGATGGTCTCGATGTTCTTGTTGCTCTTCTCGGTCACGGAGGCGGTCTTTTCGTAGGTGTCCGCCCAGAGCTGGTATTCGCTCTGAGCCACCTTGTCGTCGCTCTCGTACCGCTCGATGGCCGCCTTGTAGGTGTTCTCAAACCTCGCCTGCTGTAAGTCGAGGAGGTTCTTCTTCTCGTCCAGCAGAGTGTTGTAGGCTTCCTTCGTCTTGTCGTCGCTGGCTCCCACCCGGGAGACCAGTTCGTCGTACTGTCTCTGTGCGATGTCCACACGGGCTGTCTGCAGCTCGATGCTCTTCGCCAGCGTCTCACCCTTTTTCTGGATGAGCGCTTCGATGGAAGCAGTGTTTCCTTCGCCTGCTTCCCAGAGGCTGTATTCCTTGTCGGCGGCATTCTGGAGGTACTTGTTGGCCTTCAGCTCCTTTGTGTACTTATCGGCGATGGTCTCGGCCAGAGTCTTACCCTTGCTCGAGGATTTCTTGCCGGAAGATGCAGTGGAAGCGCCTGTACTGTCGTCGGGGAGATAGCCGCTGTACTGCTCGAGGATGAGGTCGGCATACTCGCTCGGGTCAAGACCCTCCAGACCAAGAGCACTTCCAATCTGCTTTGAGACCCAGTCCTTTGCCTCGCCAGTCAGGCCCTTCAGGGCGTCTTTCGCTTTGATCTCGCCGCTCTGGTACTTTTGCAGCGCTTCCGTCGCCTTGTCCCACATCGTACTGGGCTTCCAGTCCGCGCCGAGATAGGGCGTATTCCTGGCGTCTTCTTTGGCGTTGGCCTTCTCGTAGTCCTGTACCGCCTGCTGGTAGCGGTTCGCCCCGAGTCCGGCTTTTCCGCTGGGGAGCGTTCCGTCCGGCATGATACGGTCGGCCTTCATGATGCTGTAAAGCTCCAGCATTTTGTCCGAGGCCGTCTTCTTGGCTTCGTCCAGTGCCGCGCCCACAGCGTCCCGCACCTGCGAAGCGGAATCATAGCTTGCATCATAGAGCTGGCTTCTCAGGTCGGGGTCTCCGATTCCGAGTCGCAGTCCCTCCACAACGTTCCGTCCGTCCTCTTCCGCAAGCTGACTCGGCGAGTGGATGCCCCAGAAAGTCGTAAAGACGCTTCGGATGCTCTTTGCCACAGTCTGCATCGCTGCCAGCGCCCCGCTCAGAGCGCCCGGGTCCTGGATGCCAATGGCAAGGCCTTCCGTGATGTACTGGCCTATCTCTTCAAAAACCTTCGAGGGGCTGTTGATGTCATACCCCTTCTTGGCGGCATCTATGGTGTCGTCCACCATCTCCTGTACAGCACCCGTTGCGCGGGCTTTGTTTTCCTCGACGCCCTTCGCCCCTCCATTTGCGACATTTTCACCGATCTCCTTACCCTCTTTTTCGGCGTCGTCTTTTGCACCGGAGAACGTAAAGACATCTGCGACATTGATGCGCTGGGGTTTGAAATCGGGGTCGAACTTGAAAGCAATGTTTCTCTGCTGGAAGTTTCCATTGCCGCTGAACGGCGAAAAGATGTCCCGGATGCCGTCCCAGATGTTCTTTCCCAGCTCTTCCAGTGCGCCCTTGATGCCATCGCCTTCGCCGCCTTCGCCGCTCCATGCCCAGCCGATGAGGTCGATGGCCGTCTGGATGAGCACCTTGCACAGGGTGGTAAAGGCCTCGCCGATGGGTTCGGCGCTCTGGTTGATGGCGCCGCAGATAAGTGCCACCACAGCCACCAGAGCATCCTCGATGTCCGGCGCGGCGTTGATGATAGCCGTACACAGTGGGTCGGCAAACAGCGCCAGTGCGCCGAATATTGCTCCCGCACCGGCGAGGTAGAGCATTCCCTTGCCAAACTTGGCAAAGGCGGCTGCCAGAGTCGAGAGCCCGAGCGCAAGTTCCGGGATGCAGGTCAGCAGCATACCGCCTGCAAACATCGCCATCATTGTATCAGCGAATATCCACAGCGACTGACTCACTGCTTCCGGCTTTGCCATGCCGATGAGCTGGATAGCCGGTGCCAGCACCAGCAGCGAAGCGCTCATGGCCAGCATTCCGGTACTGACGCCCATGAAGTTGACCGAGCCGGCAAAGCGGCTCAGCAAGATTCCGATACCAGCAAGCACTGCTAAAGCGCCTCCAGCCTTTGCCATATCAGGAAGCGTCACTTTGCTCAGCATCATACACGCCCCGGCCACCGCCATGAGCGCGTCCGCCATCAGGAAAATGCCTGCACCCTCGCTCCATCCTGCTGAGCCAAATTTGCCCAGTGCGAACATCGCACCGCTCAGCCCAACCAGTACAGCAGCCGCTTTTCCCAGCTGAGGCCAGGGGATCAGACAGAGTGCCGCAGCAGCCACAGCCACCGCGTTCATCGCCCCTGCCATGGCCAGCACCGCAGCACCCGAGCTGAGCTTCGTCTTGCTGGAAAGTACGCTCATAGCGGTCATGAGGATCATCAGGGTCTTCATGGCCGTTCCGGCGTACTCGAGTTTCGTGGTGTTCAGGGTGCCGTCGTCTACGTTCTCAGCGATGAGCCCCGCCAGAGCACATACGCCCTGTACCAGCACCCACATGCCTCCGCCCATGGCCGCGATGGCGAGTCCATTTTGAAATGTGAGCATGGTGTCCGCCACGCCCTGTGCCAGCACGAGCATGCTTCCCATCGCGGTGAGGTAGGCGGTCAGTGCGCCCATTCCTACTACGGCTTTCACAAGGCTCGTCCACTTCACCTCACTCAGAGGCTTTATTGCACCGGCCACGATCCGCAGTCCGATGCCCATCTCGATGAGCGAAGCGCCAAGGCCAAGCAGCGTCGCAACGCCTACCACGAGGTCACGGGCCTTCACGGTGGCAATGAGCAGCCCCATGTTCCGTGTCAGCACGTACATACCGCCCACTGCCGCCGCAAAGGCCGCGAGGTTCTGGAGAAAGTTCTCGCCCTTGATGGCATCCGCGATGGCCACGAATCCAGAGCACAGAGCCTTCGTCGCCGCGGCCAGTCCCAGCAGCGCCGCCGCAGAACCCCACAGCGTCGAGGCTTTCAGCAGCTGAGACCCGAGTCCACTCACCGCAGAGTCAAAGGCCTTCACTTCAGGTTTCAGCAGCTTTGCCGCCGTCACCAGTTCAGCGATCAGCACCACCGTAGCGCTCAGCACCCAGACGAACCGCTCCGGGTCGATGCGGCTCATGACGAACATGGCCCCCGCCAGCATCAGCAGGGCCGAGCCGATGCCCGTGAGGATCTTGGTGCTCTCCTGTTTCTGCCATGTTTTCAGAGCCCCCGTCAGCGCGTTGAAGCTTCCCGAAATGCTGTCCAACATCTTCGACAGGGGCGTTGCCAGCATCTTCCGCAGGCTGTTCATGACCTTGGCGAACTGTGCGATGGCGTAGGAGAGCAGTCCCACGTCCAGAAGACTCAGGAATCGGTAAATATCCGTCCCGCTGATGGAGTCGAATCCGTCTTTCAGTGCCTTGAAAAAGGCCTTCACCGGTTCGTAGACTCTGGACGCCGCGCTCTCCACGTTCCCGGCAGCGCCCTTGAACTCCTCGGCAAAGGCGCTCACCGCAGCCCCCACGATGGCGGGCAGGCTTGTCAGCACGTCCTTATACCCATTCAGGTTCTTGCTCTGCCCGGTGATAAAGTCGGCCACAGTGCCGATTGCTTTGTTCGCACTTTTCTTCAGGTCGCTCAGCGCTCCATCCATGACACCGGCCACGGTCAGTGTACCGGCGCCCAGTCCTTCCAGAATGCCCAGCAGGGTGTAGACCCCCTCGCGCACTCCGTCCGGCAGGCTGTCGGCCCATTTTGAAATTTCCTTCCTCGCTTCGCTCAGTTTCTCGCCGATGCTCTTTTTCAGCACGTCGCCCAGTGTGGTCAGCGGGTCCAGCAGCTTCTTGGCGCTCTTCGCGATGGCTTCCAGCTTCTCGCTGAGCGTCCCGCTTCCCAGCAGGGTGCTCTGCATCTCGGACACAAAGCTCCCCATGTTTCCTGCCACTTTCAGCAGCACTGCTCCAACCGGCCGCAGGATGCCCACCAGTACGCCAAAAGCCTTTGCCCCGGTCTTCGCCAGCGTCGTCATGGCGGTCAGAGGCACCTTCACCACTGCAAAGATGCCCTTGAATGTCTGCTTCAGGTTCGCCGCACTCTCATCCGTGATGATGAGTTTTTTGGTCATCACATCCAGCCCTTCGGCGATGGAGTGTATCTGCTCTCCGCTGGTGGGCGGGAATATCTCGGTGAAGGCTTCGTGGACAGAGCCTGTGACCTTCCCGATGGCGTCCATGATGTTCCACAGGCTGTTGAACAGATGCTCCCGGCCTGACACCTCCGTCAACCCTTCTGCATAATGCTCAAGGTCGAGACTGCCGTCCGCCACCGCATCGTTGAGCTTCAGAAAGGCTTCGTAGTCCTTCTGGAGGTAAGGGTATCTCTGGTCGGCTTCATCCATCGTTTCCAGCAGCTCTGCATAGGTCTTGATGGTGTCACTGAGACTGGTCGTCAGGAGTTCGGCGTTCACTTTGCCTTTCTGCAAAGCTTTCGCAAAGCTCCCCTCTTTCTCAATGGCCTCTTCGGTCACAGCGCCATTTGCCAGTGCCAGCTTTTCCAGCACCGTCGTGTAAGCGTCTGCCTGGTCGCCAAAAGCGTCCCGCATCTGCTGCCAGCCGCTGTCGAGGCCTTCTTTCATCCTGTCATTCAGGGCGTCGATGGAAGGCACGAAGATGTCGTACAGCCGGTTCGCCAGCTCCGTCCATGTGTCGGTGGCCTCTTCCTTGTTGCCAAAGATCGTCTCGAACACGGACATCCATTTTGAACTGACAGCGTCTTTCGTCGAGTCGATGGCCTGCCCGAAGCTGGTAGCCTGCTGGGCGGCGAGAGCGGCGCGTTCTGCCAGCTCCCCGTACTGTCCCTTCAGCTGTTCCAGCGCCTCCGAGCTGGTCATGCCCGGGTTCTTCTGGGTCAGCTCATAGGCCGCTTCCATCATGGAAGCATACTTTGCGAAGGTCTTTTCCATGACCTTTGTGTTGGCCCACTTCTTCTGCAAGCTCGACTCAAAACTGGCGATGGTCACTTCGCCTTCTTTGATGACGCCCAGCTCCACCGCAGTGTCGATAAGCTCCTGTTTCAGGGCTTTCGTCGCCGTACCCATCAGGTTCAGGCTCTTCCAGTCCTGCAACTGCAAATGCCCGGCGCTGTAGCTCTGGGTCAGGTTTCGGATGGTGCTCTGGAACGCAAAGCCAATCTTGCCCGCGTCTGCGGTGGCGTTCGCGATGCCCATGATCATGGGTATCATCTTGTCGATCTTGCCGCCCGCCGCCGTCATCTGCGAAAGCGCGCTGGTCATCTCACTGAAACTGTAGCTCGTCTCATCCGAGTACCACATCAGCTTGTTCAGGTAGCCGTTCACCTGGTCGATGCTCTTGCCGGTGGCGTTCATGATGGTCTGGACGTTGGAAGTTTTCTCGTTATACTTGTCCCATCCACTGGTGATCTGGTCTACCGACAGGTTTTTTACCATCTGCTCGCCGGTGCTTATCACCTTGTCCGTGATGCGCTGCAAGGCTGTAAAGGCGATGACGTCCAGTGCGCTGAATTTGGCCTGAACCGTGTCCAGGCCCTTCTCCATGCCGGAAAAGTCCACGTTCTCGCTGGCGGCCTGCACCTGTTCGAGTCCCTTTGCCACGCCTTTGAAGCTGAGCTTCTCTTTCAGCTTGTCCAGCGTCCGCATGGTGTCCCGGCTGTTTTTTTCAAACTGTGCGTTGTCAAACCGCATTTCGACCACACGCTGGTCTATCTCCTGGCTCACTCCCGCCTTACCTCCTCCCATGCTCTCTTAGCTATCTCGTCAAAAATAGGGCGCATGGCGGGGTTGATGTAGTCAACTCCTTCCACGTACCCTCCGTTTCTCGTGCCGTGTCCGTATTGCAGGATAACGGCGATGGGCGTTCCGTCCACGATGTTCGAGTTCGACCAGATGATGGCAATGCTGTCTTTGCCCTTTTCCACCCGGTAGCTCCAGCTGGCAGCCGTCTTTCCGGTCTTCTTGGGCGTTGCCGCCGCCAGCGCTTCCACGCCTTTCTGACCGTATCCCGCCAGCACACCGTCCAGTCTCCCGGCGCTGACACCTTTCAGGAAGCGCTCCGTCTTCTTGAAACCGCCCTTCTGCCGGAACAGAATAACTTTGGACACGAACCCACCTTCTCTCTGTAGCAGTGCCAGCCACTTCGCGCCTTATTGAACTCTGTTCGTCCAGCTCAGACAAAGAGCAGCTATCCTCTCGTCCCAAGCTCTTTCTTTCTCTTGGCGTTCAGCGCCTTTCTCCGGGCCGCCTGTTCGCTCTTCGATACCTTCTTGGGCGGCTTATGTTTTTCGTTGCAGACACGGATGAGGGTCAGCAGCCGGTTCAGGTGCCACTTTTCGCACTCGAACGGGATACCCAGCTCCACCATGTCATAATACAGGACCTCGCTCGTCACGGCACTTGCGGTGCTTTTTCCTGAGCGGGGTCCGGCTTTGTTTGTATTCTCGTCTTCCCGGAACCATGTTGCGGTCATCGGGTCGTTCATATATGTATAAATAGCCGTGCAGTTCTCTTGCGTCAGATGGCGGTATGCTTCGTCCGGAACCCCTTTGTTCAGGGTCATGCAGCGCACATAGTCCTGCATCTGCTCCGGGGTCAGCCCGTTTTTTGCGTCGAGAAACGGCACGTGCCACTTGCTTTCCCATTTAGACAGAGAGAGCAGCGAGTGCTCAAGCGCCAGCGTTGTGGCCTTCCGGCAGATGAATTCCTCCCGGTCAGCATCCCAGTATTCTTCACCGGGTATCTGGATGGTCAGCATCTCGTCACTCTCCCTGTCATAGCCCTCTCCGTCTGCTGCACAGCAACCTCTCCATTTGGGGAGGCTCTGGCGTGACGGTCAGGCTTGTTTTTTAGTTGATATGGGTTCTTCGTTTTGCAATCGGCAGTGCTCCACTTTCAAGATAAGGTTTCTATGAAACCTGCCCTCTGTAGCAGCGCACTGCCGTTTACGCCCTATTGGGCTTCTCTCATCCAGCTTAGAGTGGCCCGACATGCCAAAGGCTCCCCTATTAGGGGAGCTGTCGAGCGGAGCGAGACTGAGAGGTTTTACTGCGGGTCCGCCACGGCCAGCGCCGGGGCGTTGTTTGCGGCCACAGCGGCAGAAACTTCGGCGGCCTTCGCCTTGGCCTCGTTTTCGGCCACCATCTTGCGGACGTCTGCGCCCATCGCACCGTTCATGAACTCTGCGGCCTTGTCCGGGTCGCTTGCCAGTTCCACGTAGAGGTCGGAATAAGCCTGAGTCGCCACAAAGTCTGCGGTGATCTCAGGGCTCTTCTCGAACTTGCGGCCGTCGAGGCTCTTCTTGCCGTAAGCCAGCAGCAGGATCTTCTTGAACACCTCGATGGCCTCACCCACCTTGGTGCTGTTCATCAGCTGCTCCATGTACTTGTCGTAGCCGCCGTCCTTGCTCAGGCCAAGGTCCATCATCTCGGCTTTGGTCAGATTGAACCAGAACTCTTCGACGCGCGGATTGCCGTCAAAGTCGGTGTACGAAATTACTTTCTTGATCATTCTAATCGTCCTTTCCTATCAGACTCCCACGTTAGGGGAAGCTGCCTCGATAACGCCGCCCAGCAGCTTGATGACCTCGTCCGGAGTGGGCAGGGTGCTCTCACTGTTCTCGGTGCCGTAGATCTTGTCCTCCAGCAGCTTGAGCTTTGCGGCTTCGATGAGGGTGGAGTTGATGGTCATGTGAGCAGTGGGCTTGTAGCCAGTCACCTGAGTCGGGGTGGTGTCGCACTCCCAGCTGAAGGTCTCGGCGTCTGGATTCCCGTTCACGGTCTCGTGGCTCTTGTCCGAGGGCGAAGCGGTACTGTTCCATACCAGATGGATGATGTAGCCCTTCTCGGGGTCGTCGTCTGCACCGATGCGGGTGCGGTAGCTCAGACCGAAGGGGCAGCGCTTCTGCTGACCGATGCTCACGCCCTTTGCCACCTCGACAGAGCCATCACACTGCTCGAACTCGGGCGGATAGGTCAGTGCCTCGAGGGTGTACTTGAAGTTCTCTGCCGAGCGGATGGACACGTACTTGATGTTGTCGGCGTAGATGTCGTTGGGGTCTGCGCCGTCAGGACTCTCGTTCACAGCGGTCAGGCCGTTCCAGGGTGCGCCGGGGCTATACTTGCCCTTTACCATCGGGAAAACGACGCCGTGGTCAACGCCCAGATGATACAGGCGCTCGCCGGTCTTATCCCATTCCAGTTTGCTCATAGGTCTTGTTCCTCCTTTTTGTTTTTCAGACGGTCATAGTGAACACGTCGTGGTATAAATTGTCCGCAATATAAGAGCGGTCGTGTCTGCACTGGTCGAGGTGTGACACGGCCGCTGTGAGGTCGCTGTCCGGGGTCTTGGTTATCACCGTCACCGTGTAGGAAGGGTGCTGGAGATAGACGTGGCCGTCAGCGTGTACATTGCGGATGCGGTTCAAATCGTATCGGATGCAGGGGTACTGCATTTTCAGGTTGGCGGGCGGCTGATAGTACAGATGTATTTCTCCGACAGTTTCTTGCAGCACCCTCCGGAGAATGCTGTCCAGCCTCAGTCTCTGCTCACTCATGGTATATCCCTCCGAATGTCAGGATGAGGCGCGGGTACTGTACTTTCACGTCCGCCACCTTCCATTTCACGCTGCCAAATTCGGCGTATCGCATGGAGCCGAAATTCTCGTGGGCAAAAGGGTCTGCCACGATGCTCAGCCGGTTCTGGAACGTGACATTGTCGTTCACTCCATCCCCTGCCTGCAGCTGTCGGCCCCACTCCAGCACATCGCCGTAGTATTCGCGCTCCACCATTTCCTCGGTGAATACGCTGGGTGCTGTCTCCACAGTCTGCCCTTCAAAGCCGATTTTTCCAAACCATTTTGCCATTGCTTCGTCACTCCATTTCAATTCCAGAGTCAGTGTACACTAACTTCCATGGCCGCCAAAATTACTCGGCGCTTGCCGTCCAGCTCTTGGCGGCAGTGCCGTCATAGGTCTTCGCGCCGGTGGTCTCTGCGTATGCGATGGGCGCAAAGTAGTTCTTGCCGTCGCACACGATAAGGCGGCCCAGCATGAAGGCGCGGCCAAGGTCGGCGGCGCTCACCTTCACCCTGTGCTCGGCGTCAGCATACAGCTTGCCGTCGGTGTGACCGTAAGCGACATATGCGCCCACGTGTACGTCCTCGGTACGATCATAAAAAGGTTTCAGGGTCATTTTTAATCTCCTTTCTTCTTAGGCTCCCCTAATAAGGGAGCTGGCGCGAAGCGCCTGAGAGGTTCGTTTTGTGACAGCGCTCTATCAGGCCGCCCACTCGATGGCCATAGCACTGTAGGGAGTCGTCAGTGCGCCGGAGCAGCGGGTCTCGATGAGGTACTTCATGGCGTTGTAGTCGATGTCGAAGTCGTCGAACATGGAGACAGCGCCGCCCTTGTCTGCGCCCACGGTGTAGTCGCTGAGGTTCACGATGACAGCGGCCAGATCACCGCCCTTGGCGCCCTTGCGGCCTTCCATCTCAGGCACAGTGACGATCTTGCTCACGCGCAGCTTGCGGGCCAGTGCAGCCTCGTCGGCGTAGAGCGTGCGGCCCATGTTGTCTTCCAGCAGGAGCATCTCGGTCAGAGCGTCCTCGGTGGTGAACATAACCGGGGTGCCGCTGCCGCGGTACTCCTTGCGGCTGCGGATGACCTGCTTGATGAAGGCCTTGTACTTGTCCTCCACCTTGCTCAGGCCGGTCGTAGCCACCTGTACCTTGATGGTAAACAGGTCGGCATCGTTGAAGATAGGACGGATGCAGTTCTCGTCGATCTTGTCCTCGCTTGCCGCCTGACGGCCATCGCCCAGGATATAGGCCAGCGCCAGCTCACGGTTCAGCTTGTAGCGCATCTCGTTGCGCAGCCAGGACACCACATCGAAGCTGGTGATGTCGCTCACGTCGTCGCGGTCGAGCTTCTGCTTCTTGTACACAGTGGTCGGGCCGGTGGAGCGGCGCAGCAGGCCAAAGACCTCTTCGATTTTATAATTGCCCTTCACATAACCCTTGGCACGGGCATCTTCGGGGGTCAGGTCTGCGAACATGCTCTTGAAGCGGCTGAATGGGATGTGCTTCACGCCGCCCATCACTACGCTCACCCAGTCGTCGGGCTTGTCGATGATGCGGGGCGTGGTATCCAGCAGGTGATCCTCCGGGAACAGCCAGTCGATGTTGTCGATGCCGTGGCTCAGCTCATCGATCTCGCCCTGTTCCACGCCGGCGTTGTCGAAGGCCGCCTTCAGGGTGCCGCTGGTCTTTGCGCCCTTGATGATGCTGTTGATGTCGTCGATGCTGTGCTTCAGCACGGTCTGCTTGCCCGCATCCTTGTCGAAAACATTGTGCTTCATGTCGCTTTCATCCTCCTCGTCTTCGCCGCCGTCACCGTCCTGCTCTTCCAGAGCGAGACCCACCAGTGCATGGCAGCATTCCTTCTGCTCGTCGGTCATGCTGTTGTAGACCTCTTCGAGCGTCTTACCGTTGGTTTCCTCGGCCATCTTGCCGTCCTCCTTGTTGTCGTCGGAGTGGGCCAGTACGGCCTCCTCCAGCGGGTTGCCCTCCGGGTCCATGCCATGTTCGAGGCTCAGACTGCCCGGGTCGTTAAAGATAAAGGCCTCGCAGCCCTCATCGTCAATATTGTCAGCGCTGTGCTTCACCACTTCCTGAATGAGCGCGCCGGGGTTGCAGCCTGCCAGTACGAGGCTCAGTTCCCGGATAACGCCGTGTTTCACCACCTGTCCGGCCTTCTGCAGACCGTTGGCCCAGATGGAAAAAGCGTTCAGGTCGCCGTTCTCCACGCACTTCTTGGCCGTCTGGCCGGTGGGCGTGTCGTTGAACTTGGCGTAAGCGTAGACCCCGCCCTTGCGGTTTTCCAGCAGTGCATGGCCGATGACATTGTCAAGGCTCGAGTGGTCGTGGTTGTACACCATCGGCACAGTCTGGCCACTACAGCCCTTGAATGCGTCTTCTGCAATGGTCAGCCCGTCGTAACACTTCGTGTTCGCCTTCGTCGCCCAGCCGCTGCAATCGTAGTCAAAATTCACCATTTTGATTTCTCCTTTCTTTTAAGATTCATTTACCATCTGCTCCACAGCCTCTCGCCCTCTTGTGGCGGGGTCACTGCCAATCTGTGCCGCCTGTCCCGCGTTGGGAGAAAGATTCTTGTTCAGCAGCTGGTCTGCCTTGGGGTCTTTCGAGGGTTTCATTCCGATGACCTGACGGAACTCATTCGACGTCATGATCTCGTTACGGGTGAACTTGTCGGCCATCTCTGCCACCATCGAGACGGGTGCCAGCTTGAACGGGTCGCGGAAGTACATGATGCTCTGCTTAGCCTTGAGGTCTTCGCGGCTCAGGAACTTCCGTTTCAGCTCGTCCACCACAGCCGCCACAAGGGGCTCGATGACTCGGTTCTCGTAATTGGTCATGACAGTGTCGTCCGCTGTGCCGTTCATGATCTCCGGCGTCAGCCCCAGCTGGCTGTAAGCCATGTTGGTCAGGTACTCGATGCTTTTCAGCAGGTTGTTCTCGAGGCTCCGGTTCAGCTGGGTGATATGCTCCGTGGCGTCGATGTAGCCGATGCCGTATCGGCTGCCCGCCAGCTGCTCTTCCAGTGTCTTCCGCCGCTCCTGCGCCTGTTCTTTCCGGGCAGGGCTTTTCACGGTGTAGGGCAGCTGGATGATGAGGTCGAGCTTTCCGCTTCCGGCCTGCTCGTCCACGGCGTCCATGATGCGCAGCTTGCTGATGAGCCGCTGGACGGTGCTGTTGGGCTCGTTCATGACAGAATAGAAGGGGTTCTCCACGATAGCCGCCCGCTCTTTCAGCAGGATGACTTCTTCCTTCTGCCCGGTCCTGTCGTTGTAAAGCTCCACCCGTACATCGCCCGGGTACCACTCCTTCACCTTGCCCACCCGCATCGACCGGATCTCTGTCTCCCCCGTCACCGGGTCCTCGTCGATGTCCACCGGCACGATGGCGATGACGCCTTCGTCCAGCAGGGAGAGATAGATGTCGTACCGCAGAGCCCTGCCCGTCTGGTCCTTGTTGGCCGAAAGGTTCAGGCATGAATTAAGGCCCGAGTCCAACACCGCATCGAAGCGGTCGTTTTCGTCGAGCCTTACGTGGTTTATGGTGATCGCTGTGGCGTCCTGCGCCATCCGGGCGTAAATTGCCGTCAGGATGGTTCGGTCGGTCGTCCGGTTCAGCCTTGGCCGGTCGGGCCGGTAGCTGTAGCCCCCTCCGTACACCCGGGGAGGGTCCCGGTTCAGAAATGCGTTCCAGGCGTGTTTCAGCCTGGAGCCAAAGGTATTAGGCATCTTTATCCTTTCTAAGGAACCCGAGTTGGGGTGCCCAGCGTCTGCTCACATCCGTTCGCATCCTGCTGACCCCGGCCAGTTCCTCACTTCGCTGTTTCCGCCGCTGGCGGCGCTCAGTTCGTCACCATTTTGATTTTCTCCAGACTTCAACTGTCTTTTTTATCGTCCTTCTTCTGTCCGTTATCTTTCAATGGAAACATGATGTTCGCGAGGTCAGGGTTATGGAATCCTTTTTCGACCAGCGTATGTCCGCCGACTCCCAAAGCCTTTGCTGTCGCATCTGTCAGAGCTTTCTTACCAGCGTCTTTCATAACATCTTTAATGAAACTTTCTCCAACGTAAACATCATGCCGGAGTTGTTTCACATCCTTCTGGAGCTGCAACCGCTCTTTCTCGAGCTTCAATTCGCGATTCGGGTCATCTACCCGGATGTCGGTCTTGCCCATCAGGGTACGGTACTGGTCTTCCATCTGCATACGCTGGATTCTGGCACGAAGCTCTTCATCCGTGTATGCACTTGCATCTTTTCCAGTCCGCTTCGGCGCGTACTCGACCTGTTCAGCTTCCTCACCTGCATTCCCGTCTCCGTTGTAGTGCTTCTTTCCGGCCGCAGTCAGGGTGCCGTCTTTGTTCTGGTAACGCCGCACACCCCACTTCATGCCCTTGATGCCCCAGTGATAGAGTTCATTTTTGTAGGTCTGCACTTTACTATCACCTCACTTTCCCTGCAATGTCAGCTTCCGCCCCAGCAGCCGCGCCACTCTCTGTGCGCCCTTCTGTACTGCCCGTTTCCGGCGTGCCGCCGACATTTTCTTGTTGTACCGCTTCTTAGCGGCTTTCATGCGGGCTTTCTTTTCCTTGCCAGTCTCTGCCTCGGCCCGCTTTTTTCGGTACATGTTGTTCCGCAGTCTCGTCACCTCGTCTCCCGAGATGTACTTCTTGCGCAGCTTCAGCTTGCCGTCCTTGTCCTCGTACTCCTCGGTGGCCACCCACGCACCACGCCCGTTCGGGTGCCTTTCCCGACGGTATGCCCCGGTAAGGCGGGCTTTGCCGTTCAGAGTCTTCTGCTTGTCCCACTCTTTCTGTTGGGCGCGGGTCGGATTCCTGTCGAGGTCCTCGCCTCTGCTGATCGCCCGGCTTCTCCGGTAGTTGTCGTATGCTTCCTTACTATAGAAGTAGTAATATTCCGTGTTGCCGTTCCGGTCCGTGCCTACTTCGACCCGCTGGTAGTACTTGTGATTCTTCCGCGCACTGCCCTTCCCGAATAGCCCGTGCTCCATGAACTTCCAGTAATCCATTTTGAACTTATCACCTCTTTCCGCGATTTACAGCGTTTGCGTACTGTGCTATACTCTTCTCAACGAATATTTTCCTAAAGAAGAGGAGTTCTTATGGCAACGCTTGTCTGCCCGAATTGCGGCAATGAAATAACGCTTAAAGTTTTTACACCCAAATCCGTTAAATGCTCGAAATGCAAGAACACCTTCACAGCCGAGTATGAAGATACAGAAGGCAATTTACACCCCGGTGGTTTGGAAGGATTTGAAGTCGTACATCCCAAAGTTGTCAAGGCGGCTAAAATTTGTGGAAGAGCCATGCTGGTTACCGTTACGGTCTTGGTCCTCGCTGATCTTATCAAAGATAAAGTTGATGAATTGTCGGCCTCTCCCGAGACTTCCCCAACTCTGGATATGACCTCGAATACCACCTCTCAGGATTGTGAAACGACCGCCGATTCTTCTTCTCCGGGTGCATCATCCGAAAATTCGTTGGCATCTGAGGCATCTGAGACATCTAACGAACCTCGAAAATACGCTCCTCGAGATCCGGATAATTATGACACCATCCAAAAAGACCTCGATCTTATTATTGTAAATATGACCAATCGTCACGCTTCACCAGAAAAAAGAAAAGCTGCCGATGAATTGAATATAAATTTAGACGAGAATCAAACTTTCCGAAACCCTCACAAGCAAAGCTATCAGGTCAGAAAAGACCCGGGCAGTGAATAACAAAAAAAAAACGCCAGCGTATCATACATCAGCACAATACACTGGCGTTCTATTTTTCGGTTTCTTTGGCCTTATCCGACCTTGCACATATCGCTTCCCACCTCCTGCTTCATGACTTGTTTTATCATAGAATAGTCGGTTTATCAAACCTCACTCAAATGCATCCCGGTTCAGCTTCCACGCCACGTAGGCATCCATCAGCGCCGCCACGGCGTCGATCTTCTTATCGTGCCGCTGCTTATAGAGCTTCCGGTTCCCGTTAGTGTCCTCCAGCGTGATGCAGTTTCCCATGGCAAACTCCATAAGTGCCTCGTCGAACAGCAGCTTTCTCTGTTCGCTCAGCTTCTTCAGTTCGCCCAGCGGCACGCTCTCTGTCCTTGCGCCCTGAATGACCTTCTCGATGCCAAACGGGCCGTTCTCCTGCGCCCACCGCTCCACGAATTCCTTCGCGTTGTAGGGGTCGTAGCCAAAGGCCCGCACGTCATACTCGCTCTGCAGGATGTAGGCGTCGAGGTCGTCGTAAACCTGCATCATGTCCAGCACAGTCCCGTCGAACACCTGCAAAGTGCCTTCGTTCATAAACTCCTCGTACTTCTGCCGCATCGCCAGCGGAAGCTGTGAGAGGGTGTAGCTGGTGATGTAATCCCGCGTTTTCACCCCGAAATATCCGTTCTCCAGCGGGAACAGGAAGGTAAACGAGCAGAAATCGTCGCCCAGCGAAAGGTCAGCGCCCATTGCACATGGCATCTGCCAGAGGTCCCGGTGTCGGTGCCGAAGGGTCTCCTCATAAGTAAAGAAGTAGGTGTAGCCTTCCATCGGCAGGTTGAAGCGCTTGGCCAGAATATCATTCCGTGCGCCTGGCGAGTTTTCCGCGCGCTCTACATCCAGCTGGTAAGTCTCGTAGCTCACAGTCTGCCCGAGGTTCGGGTTCGCCTTCAGCCACATTTCCGGCTTGCCTACTTCGTCGATAGAGTCCAGCTTGTAGTAGAAGATGGAGACATGCGGGTTGATATACTCGCCCTTCAGGATCTCCATCAACTCCATTTTGATGGTGTCGCCGCAGCCGTTTCGGACAGTACCCTCCGAGCTTGCCGCCACGATGAGATAATCTTCGTTCTTGGCTGCGCCTTGCTCAATGGCACCGATGGGGTCTTCCCGGATGTCGCAGGAGAGCCATTCGTCCACGGTCGCCACACGGTCGCGCCGACCCTGTAATTTCTCGATGGTCATGGGGCGTATCTCCAGCAGCGAGCCCGTCAGGAAATTCTCGATTCCCTTCTTGGTGGAGGCCATCTTCACCCGGTCGCTCTTCGCACCCGTGGTGTTCTGGATGCTGCCCATGGTCATGAACTTAAAAACAGGCCCTCTCGCCCGCGCCAGTGCTGTCCGGAACGGCGAGAGGACTTCTTCTGCCTGTTTCATGGTGGGGGCAGTCGTCACCTGCTGGGTCGTGCTCTTGTCCACCGTCATAAAGTAGGCCTGTAAGCACTCCAGATACATGGTCTTTGCGGCCGCACGGGTGATGATGAGATACTGCTTGGTGATGAGCCGCTTCTTGATGCGCTTGCGCTCGTAGTGTCCCCCATGCCCGCCGGGGTCCGGTACATATACGCTCCGCTCCACGAAGTAGTACCAGCCGAAGATCTCCTCTGCCCAGAGCTTGAAGCTGTCCAGCAGTTTCAGATCACTGCCGTCGGTCAGCGTCAGCTCCCTCTCGCAGAACTTGATAAAGCCGTTGACGGCCTTGTCGTCGTAGTACACGCCCGGGTTTGCGATGAGGTCGTCGATCCGGTTCATTTCCATTGAAATTTCCCGGCAGACAGGGATCTCGCCACGCATCACGGCCTCCTGGAACCGGCCGTAGTAGATGGGTGTGGCCGTGTTCGAGAGTGCCATAATTTTATTCTCCTAAGTCCATTATAATAGGGCAGGGCTGTCACAGTGTCTCGCTTTGTAATACGGTTTTTTCGGCTTGTCGAAGCACTCCTTCGAATTTGGGCATTTCCATGACTTGAAGTTGGCGCAAGTCCGGCAGAGGCTGTAGGCGTCCGTCATGTTCCAGTTCACCGTTTCAGCCGCCCATAGACGCATCGCTTCCTGTATATCATGCATATCGTTTCATCCCTGTCTCCCTCATAGGGTGCGTTCGCACGTTTCGTTTCACAGCAGCAGGAGTCCTCGCCGATCTCTGTTATGACTCCGCTTTATCGAACTCGATGTTCAGCCGGAACTCCATTTCTGCAACGGTATTTTTCAGTGCCTCCATGGCCGTCGAGCTCTGCGGCGGGTCGAACGCGAGCCTTACTTTTGCGCCCATGTAAGACGCGATGGCCTTCGCCCGCTCGTCTCCGGGCAGAAAATCGTCCCACACGGCACTTGCGTCCACGATGCCAAAGCCCTTCTCCGGCCCGACTCCCAGCTGCTGCAGCACAAGAAATACCGCGTTGATGTGCATCTATCAGATATTATCCTCCAGATTGCTCTCTTGCATCTTCTTCAACATTTCCTTTTCAGCCTTGTAGTCCGTCCACTTCTCGTAAGCCACACATGCTCCGATGACTGCTGCATACAGTCCCAGAACAATGCCGCTCCACTTAAAGCTGTCGCCCCAAGTAACAGGTTTGTTCATAAAGTTCTTAATAGCTTTCATCATAGTAATTTCTCCTTTCAATGTAAGCCCTCTTACCTCCATAAAGCAAGCTGAATTTTTCGCGCCGGACAAAAAGAAAGAGCCTATGTTTCCATAAGCTCTTCCCGAGATAAAGCCGATGCTACGTCGTTTGCCGGTCTATCGTAAAAATATCAGTCTTTCGACGGCCGGAAAATCTGTACGAACAGCCACATCACGAGTGCCACAGCGCACCCGATCAGGAATGTTGTAATGATCTGCCCGACCGAAATCGTATAGTTCCAAATTTTCTTAAAAATAGATTCATTCATAATACGTTCTCCTTTATTTCGGGCTTTATCCCATAATATGAGGAGATTTTTTCGCGTCTTGAGCAAAAGAAAAAGAGCCTGCGATCTCTCGTAAGCTCTCCTCGAAAATATCAATGACTTATGCAGTTTTCTTTACTATGACACTATTTTCGTATAGCTCATGAGGGGCTATATCCTGGCCTGAAGGCCATTCGATGCCTATACCTCCTGGCAGCATCTGAACTGTTCTGAAATAGTCTTCATCCTTTAGCTGCCCATACCATGAGCCGGTTGCGTACGGTGCCACATCGAACAGCTTCACTTCTCCAGTCTCATAATAGAGGCGAAGCTTCAGTGAATCAATGGGCTCAACTTTAATAAGCTTCGGCTGCAACATAACAGTCACTCCTTACTTCAGAGGATCAATGCGGAAGAACTGTTCGCCGTTGGACAAGAGCTTCCAGTTTGCCGCCAAATCATCCTTGTGAATCTCCATCCATGCATCCAGAAGCTTCATCTGGCTCTTAGGAAATTTTCCTTCCAGAATCGTTCCGTCCAGAGCAACTACGATTTCCTGTCCGGAATATTCTGCGTGAATGTGAGGCGTATTATGCTTCCCGCCTATTTCGCGGTACATCCGAACAATAATGCCGTAAAACATACATAATACAGGCATTTTTAAGCACCTCCAGTCAATTCTTCTATTTATATTATATCAAAGTCCAGTGAAAAAATAAAGACCCTCAAATCGGTACATGGTCAAAGCTGGTCTCCCAGCGTTCTTTCTTGAGCGGTTTCATCCGCAGCGCCCACATGAGCTGTCGGACAGTGACCGTCGGAAAGTACCCGTGCGAGTCCTTCTTCTTTGCGTGAGCATCAAAATACTCCTTGAATCCGATGCGCAGATAAATTTTGTCGGTCAGCCACGGGTCGATAGGCCCCCAGTAGGTCGCTTTGGTTTCCTCGTTGTAGCGCTGTTGGATGACGCATAGTCCCTTGTTCCCTTCCATGTAAAGGGTCGAAACACGGTATACCGGATGGTCACAGCGGTATACCTTACCGTAGTAGTTCGTCCAGATGTCGGGCGGCTCTTCATGGTATCTCATAAAAATAAAAGAGAGCCCGAAGCTTTCGCCTCGGACTCTCCTGTCCTCCTTACTTTCTAAAGATGTTCTGCATCAAAGTTCTGGAACCATCCTTGAATGTCGGCGACAGCGGAATGTGTCCTTCTTCCTCGTTGAACCATCCGTTCACCTGGTTCCATACGAATAAGCCGCCCATGATGAGCGTTCCGGCAATGCCGCCCACGGTCTTCAGAATTTCGACCCTGCGGTCAGAGTCAGCCTTCTGCACGTCGGCTTTCACCTGCTGCCACTTCAGCTGCAGTTCGTCTTCCTTCGCAGTTTTGCTGTTCTCTTCCGCAGTCTCGTTCATCTGCATCTCATGGAGCTTTGCCAGGCTGTTCACCGCAGCGGTATACTCCTCAGAACCGGGTTTCATCGTTTTCAGCGATTCCATCCCACTTTCCAAAGTCTCGTTCAATAATGTTTTGTTTTCCATTTTGATCTTCTCCTTTATCAGTAAATCCGGAGTTTCCTCCGTTAAACGGACTGTTTTTCTCGCGTCTCCAGCGGTTTCACTTTCAGCACCACATATTCAGAGCTTTCCAGATATTCCACGGATGTCGTCAAGTCGAGAAAAATATAAGGCTGTTCGTTCTCGTCTCCGGGGGCGATCATCAAGTTCCCGACCGCGTTCCTGCCGTGTACGCACTTCCACCCGACCGAAACACCGAACAGAAAGCCCAGCACGATAAATATCAATACAAGCAGGTAAACCAGATAAACCATTTCGATTTTCTCCTTTGTAATATTCTGCACCGCCTTTTGGGCGAATGCGTGATGAAAAAAAAATAAAGGGCTGCAGATTTCTCCACAGCCCTTGTCGGCTCAGATGTCGTTGCGAATCAGAAACAATTCTCCTCTGTTGCAAGCAGCTCGTACCAGACCACTGGCCCGGATCAAGTTTATCGCGTTCGTGTAAGATGCCTGCGCTGTCGAGGCATTCGCATACTCGCCTGTACCAATGTACATAACTTTCTGGTTGCTCTCGATAAACACACGGATCTTGTCCATCGCGTTCACATAACCGCGGTCGTAAGTAGCCTTTACTCTCTTGTAATGTTTCATCGTAAAAATCTCCTTTCGTTCTTCGGAAGACATCTTCTTCCATAAAAGAAGCAGAGTTTTTCGCGTCTAACTTAGAATAGAAAAAAGAAAGAGTCCGAGTTTCCCCAGACTCCGTCTTCGGTCGAATGTTTTATCGTACGCCCATGTAGTATTCGGTAATAAGCTCAAGTTCGTTGCGTTCCACCTCCGGGTAAGAGGCGTTCATCGTCTCGTTAAATCCCTTCTCGATAGAATCCATCATTTCCTCGAAACCCTTAACAATATACTTAAACATAGTAGTTACCTCCTATTATTAACATTTCTTTCCATAATAGGAGCTGAAAATTTCGCGCCCGTATGCAAAAAGAAAGAGCCGCAGATCTCTCCGCAGCTCTCGCCTTTCAGTGTTACTTTTTCATCCTCTGTCTCACCTCTTCCGTCTTTGCTCCGACATAGCCGATCAGCTTTGCCAGCAGCACAATAATCAGAATTGCAATGATCAAAGTAAACATAATAAATACCACCTTTCTCATAAAGGAAGCTGATTTTTTCGCGTCACTGCCGCTCGATACTCAGCAGCCAGAAGAACTTGCGGTAGAAGTCGTAGTACATCTGAGATCCGCACGGGCATCCTCTGACGCGAAGATTTCTGTAGGACAGCCCTTCTGTCACACCTTTCAGGATGTACGTCTGGAGCGCCGGTTCCAGCTTGGCAATGCAGCGGTCAATGAGTTCAATGTGTTGCGAATAATACGCCCTCAGCATTCCCTCTCGTGCAGTCGGATCCGATGGTATGTTGCTCTTTACGATGCCACCCATATCTCCCTCCTGCGCTCGCCAGCCATCCAGCCTTGCCAGTGCCCGTTTCCAGTCGTTGTACTGAAAGCAGAAGTTCTTGAGTTCCAGGTATCGATACTTCGGCAGACGGTAGGGATTCTTTCTGGAGAGTTCCGGTTTCTCGTGTTTCAT